CAAGCCTGCCGCCCTGATAGGCGAGGGCGACAACATCCGCAAGGCTGTATTGCCCTTCCTGCGCCGGATGATGCAGGACACTGGCGTATATGTGATGGTCGAGGAATTGCCCGCCGGTGGCGCTGACAAGGCGGCCAAGGCGCGCAGCTTCCAGGCAATCCAGCAAAACGGGCTGGTCTACTGGCCCCGGCTGGAATGGGCCGAACGGGTCATCTCGCAATGCGTGAAGTTCCCCGCAGGCAAGCATGACGACGCCGTGGACACCTGCGGCGTGTTCGGGCGGTATATCGACAAGGTGTGGCAGGCGCCTGCGCCTAAAGCCCCGCCTGCAAACCTAGAGACGGCGTGGAATGCCCCGCTGTCGATTGGCGACCTACGGAGCCGCATAGCGCGATGATTCACCACGGCGATTGTCTGGAAGTCCTCAAGACCCTGCCTGACAACTCCGTGGATGCTGTGGTGACCGACCCGCCCTATGGCCTGTCATTCATGGGTAAGCGGTGGGATTACGACGTGCCGAGCGCGGAAGTGTGGGCCGAATGCCTGCGCGTGCTGAAACCTGGCGGGCACCTGCTGGCGTTTGCGGGAACGAGGACGCAGCACCGGATGGCAGTTCGGATTGAGGACTCGGGCTTCGAGATTAGGGACATGATCGCGTGGGTGTACGGGTCGGGGTTTCCGAAGTCGCACAACCTGTCCGGCGACTGGCAAGGCTGGGGCACCGCCCTAAAGCCCGCGCTGGAGCCGATCACCGTGGCCCGCAAGCCGCTGGCCGGCACGGTTGCCGAGAACGTGCTGGCTTGGGGCACGGGGGCGTTGAATGTGGATGGGTGCAGGGTAGACGCCAGCGATGGACGCCCATTGATAGAGAGCAAGGCCGAAGCATCGTTGCACGCATTTGGCAACGGACTGAACGGGTCGCGCTGCGCGGGCGTCACTACGCAAGGCCGCTGGCCCGCCAACCTGATCCACGACGGGAGCGAGGAAGTGGTGGCGGGGTTTCCGCAGACACGAACCAATCCCGCCGGCGTGTTCGGCTCCGACAAACACGCGCGCCGCAATCTGGGCTACCACTACGGGCCGCGCGACGTATTCGGCTATGGTGACTCCGGCTCCGCCGCCCGGTTCTTCTACTGCGCGAAGGCGAGCAAGCGGGATCGGGGCGAGAGCAACGCGCACCCCACCGTAAAGCCCACCGACCTGATGCGCTACCTGTGCCGGCTGGTCACCCCACCGGGCGGCACCGTGCTGGACCCCTTCACCGGATCCGGCAGCACGGGCAAGGCTTGCGTGCTGGAAGGCTTTGAGTTCATCGGCATCGAGCGCGAGGCCGAATACGTCGAGATTGCAAGGGCGCGGATTGCTCGCGCGGCGCTGGACGAGATTTCGCGGATAGATCAACAGTTGGGACTTTACGATAACCCCGAGGCGGCATGACTGACTACACAGACAACAGCCGGACCCTGCGGGAATACTGGCTAGGCCGGATTGAGGCCGAAGAGGACGCGCACAAGGACTACCGCAAGGTCGCCAAGGATGCGTTCGCGGCCTACCGAGACAAGGACCAGCGCGGCGACTTCCCGATCTTCTGGAGCACGATCCAGGTCACGAAGGCGGCGATCTACGCCCGCGAGCCGAAGCCGGACGTTCGCAAGCGCAACAGCACGGACCCCAAGAGCGCGGACAACATCGCGCAGGCTATCGAGCGGGCGATCACGTTCTTTCAGGACGTGGAGGACTACCACCGCTGCCTGTCCCCTGCCGTTGAGGACTACCTGATCGGCGGGCTTGGCATTGCCAAGGTCGAGTTGGTCACTGAGACGCAGGAAGCGCCCGTAATCGACCCGGTGACCCAGCAGCCGCTGGTAATCGACGGCAAGGAGGTCACTCAGGAGTTCATCGCATCGCAGTCCGTGCGCGTCGTCCACTGGCCATGGTGTCATTTCCGGTGGGAACCGGCTTCCTCGTGGGAAAAGGTGACGTGGGTCAGTTTCGACCATGTAATGACCAAGGACGAGATCAAGAAACAATTCGGCGTCACGGTCAAGGACAGCGGGGAAAAGCAGCGGGAAGAGGAAACGACGGCGCAGAAATACGGCCCGACCTACCTTGTGCATGAGATTTGGGACAAGGAAACCCGCCGCCGCATCTTTGTGTCCGACTGCCACCCGAAGGAACTCGAGGTGGACGCGGTGCCGCTGGAGTTGGAGGGCTTCTGGCCCTGCCCGCGCCCCATGCTGGCAGGCGTGGCGACGGATGACCTGCTGCCGTCGCCCGACTACACAAAGATCAAGAAGCAATGCGAGTTCATCGACGACCTTTCCAAGCGTATCCGCACGCTTTCTAAGGGCATTCGTAACGTCGGGTTCTATGACCAGTCTTTCGGGGAGCTAGGCAACCTAGAAAGCGCATCGGACACGGTGTATTTCCCGGTCCAGAACCTGATGAACCGGATTGACGCTGCGAACAGCGGTGGTCGGGCTCTCGGTGGCGTGCTGATCGAGGTCGACAATACCCCGAAGGCGGGTGTTTTGCAGATCATGATGCAGCAGCGAGAGACGGCGAAGGCTGAGCTTTTCGAGACGCTCGGCATCGCGGATATCGTGCGCGGCGCTACGCAGGCGGAAGAAACAGCCGCGGCGCAGAAGATCAAGGGCCAGTGGGCGAACGTCCGCATCGGGCCGAAGATTCAAGAAGTCAATTACTTCATCCGCAACCTGCTGCGGATCGTGGGCGAGGTCATCGCCGATCACCTGGACGACGAACAGCTTGCCAAGGTGTCCGGCACGCAGTTGACGCCGGAAGAGTTGGAAGTCCTGCGGACCGATTCCCGTGTGTACGCGGTCGATATCGAGACTGACGCCACGCTGGCGCAGGACGAGCAGGCGGAGAAGGGCCAGCGGCTCGAGGTCCTCAAGACCGCCACCGAATACATGAATGGGCTCCTGCCTGCCGTGCAACAGGGCATGGTCCCTGCGGACGTGGCCAAGGAGTTCCTGTTGTTCGCCATCGCATCCTTCAAGTATGGCCGCCAGTTGCAGGACGTGATCCAGCAACTTCCGGGCCAGCAGGAACAGTTGCAGCAAGCGCAACAGCAAATCCAGCAACTCACCCAGCAGGGCGAGCAACAGGCCCAGCAGTTGCAGCAGGCGCAGGCGGAGTTGCAGAAGTTCAGCGAGGGCAAGGAACAGCGGGAAACGCTGGTCGCTCAGGCTGATGCGCAGTTGAAGGGCGCGCAGGCTCAGAAAACGCAGGCCGAGGCGCAGATCGTGGGCGTGGATGCTCAGGCTAAGGTGCAGGTCGCCCAAGCCAACATCCAGAAAGCCGGGATCGAGGCGCAGACGGCGCAGGTCGAGATGGCGACGAAGATCGCAGAGGCGCAGCGCAGGGAGCAGGAAGCGGCCCGCAAGGCGCAGCTTGAGGAAGAGGACCGGGCGCGGCAACTCGCGGCTGAGCAGGCTCCCAAGCGGCGCAAGGTCCGGGCGAACGCGGGCGGCGAGATTATCGACTTGGAGATTGAGGGCTAATGGCCGTCCAGTTTTCCGTGGCCGTGCGCAATGCGCGGCTGGATTCTTTCGAGACGACCACGGGCACGTCGGCCCGGATGCGGCTGTTTACGGGTTCGCCGCCGGCTAACTGCGCGGCGGCGGACTCGGGGACGATCCTGGCGGAACTCGTGCTTCCGTCGGATTGGATGGCGGCGGCTTCTGGCGGGACGAAAGCGCTTTCGGGCTCGTGGACGGACGCCAGCGCGAACAACTCGGGCGCGTTCGGGCACTTCCGAGTGTATGACTCCGGTTTCACGACCTGCCATATGCAGGGTACTGCGGGGCTTTCGGGCGACATGGTGACCTCGGCGGCGTCCGTCACTGCCGGAGACTCGTTCACGGTCAACTCGTTCACGCTGACGGATGGGAACGCCTGATGGCTGATAACGTCACCCTGCCCGGTACTGGTCAGTCCGTAGCGACGGACGACGTTGGCGGCAATCAGTACCAGCGCATTAAGGTCACGGACGGGCTGGCCGAGTCTGAGGTTCACGCGCGGGTCAAGGCCGACAACGCCAACGCGCATGACGCGGGCGTAGTGGTGCGGCTGACCCCTCAGGACACTTGGTCGGTCAGCTTCACCCGCGTCAACGGCTCCGCGCTGGATTCCCCGGAAATGACCTTGCGCCGGCAGGGCACGGGCGTCACGGTCAGCCAGGCATCCGGCAATTTGCTGGTCGGAGCGGGCACCACGGCTAACTCGGAGTTTCTGGCACGGTCCACGATCACGTTTAACGGCACGATGATCCAGCGCCACCAGACGGTGCTATCGCAGCGCATCGTAAACAACAACTTCGCCGTCCTTCTGGCCGACAGGGTCTCCGAGGGCGCGAGCTGCACGATCAACAGCGCCACCAGCATCAGCGTCACGGTCACCGCGCACGGCTTCACGGCGGCCAATGTCGGCCAGTCGATGTTCGTCGGTGCGATCAACGGCGCCAACGGCGTGCCGGGGCGTTACGCCATCGCGTCGATCCCGGACGCCAATACGATCAACTTCACGGTCGCCGGCTGGCCGGCGTCGGGGTCCTGCACGGTCGACCTGTTTGGCTGGAACTACGTCCGGTGGCTGTATACCGGCACCACGGTCACGAACGCGGCAGTTGACGCGCAGCGCTACGGCTGGAACAGCGGCGACACCACCGCGACGATCAACACCACGGCCAGCCCCGGCCACATGGCGCAAACGTCCATCGACGGGCGCAATATCTATTTCTCGGATGCGCTGGTCGCGTCCAGCACCGCGCCTACCGTCACGCTTCGCGGGCATCGGGTGGTGAACATCCCCGACGACGATATCGAGCTTTACCTGTACCTGTGGAGTTTCAACGGCACCGTTGCTCCGGCGTCCGGCACGACCTGGACGGTCGGCTTCGTTGCCATTGAGGACACGGTAAACCTGCCGGTCTATCTGGCCGGCTCGCGTCCGCAGGGTACTGCGCCGCCGATCCCTGTCGTGCAGACCGTGGCGGGTCCGACTCAGCCTGTATCGGGAACCGTTACGGCCAACATCGGCACGGGCTCAATCGCGGCGGGCACGAACGCTATCGGCGACGTTGGCATCCAGTACCGCGCGAACGCTACGGGCGCGGGCACGGTCACTAACATCCTGTGCCCGGCCACGCCAGCGGTGCAAACGATCAAGGGCACCGCGGGCAGGCTCATCATGCTGTACCTGATGAATACCAACGCGGCCCTGCGGTGGGCCAAGGTCTACAACATCGCAGCGCCGGCGCTGGGTTCGTCGACGGCGACGATGCGCATCGCGCTTCCAACGAACGTGCCGGTCGCCATCGAACTTGAGGGCGGCATGGCCTTCGGCACGGCGATCACCATTGCAATCACCTCGACCGCTTCGATTACCGACTCCACGGGCGGGGTGACGGCGGACGACGTTACGGGGTTTTCGGTCCACGCCTAAGCCATGCTGACGCTGATTTTCAATCAGCCGGCAGCATCCGGGGCGGTAACGGCTACCCTTTCCGCCACGCTGGCGGACGCCACGCTTTCCAGCACGGCCACCGTCACGCCAGTCGGCGGCGCGGTGACAGCAACGCTAGCGGTCACGCTGCAAGACGCCACGCTTTCGGCTACGGCGACGGTTCCGGCGGTTCCGGTGCCGATCACGACCTCGAGCGGCGGCGGGTCTAACAAGTCATGGCGGCGCAAGGCGAAGGAAGCCCAGGCCCTACGGGAGGCGATCCGCGAGGCGATCGCCCAGCCGGACCCGGTGG